AACTTTGCGCTAATTCCGGGCGAAGGCATTCTTGTACAAAACGGGATTTACATGTTGATGTCAAACATTACTTCTGCGAATAGTTATTATGGCTAAGAAGAACCCCTCCTTGGCTGTCGGGCGTGGTGAAAAGCTACCCATATCTAAAGGGGCTGGTTTGACTGCTAAAGGCCGCGCCAAGTATAACGCAGCAACTGGGTCGCACCTAAAAGCCCCACAGCCTGAAGGTGGCCCTCGTAAAAAATCATTTTGCGCCCGTATGTCTGGGATGCCCGGTCCGATGAAAGACGAAAAGGGTCGCCCCACACGTAAGGCAGCAAGTCTTAAACGGTGGAAATGTTAATGCCAAGCACATCCAAAAAACAGCATAATTTTATGTCGGCAGTCGCACACAACCCTGCGTTTGCTAAGAAAGTTGGTGTTCCTCAATCAGTTGGTAAAGACTTCAACACTGCCGATAAAGGCAAAACATTCAAGGAAGGTGGTGCTATGAAAAGCGATATGAAAGAAGATACAAAGATGGACAAGGCACAAGACAAAGCCATGATTAAGAAAGCTTTTAAAGAACATGACGCGCAAGAACACAAAGGCGGCAAGGGGACTAAGCTTGCGCTTAAGAAAGGCGGTATGCCAATGGTCATGAAAGACGGTAAAAAGATTCCTGCTTTTGTTGCTAAGAAAGGCGGTAGCGTCAAGAAGATGGCTTCTGGTGGTATGGCTTCAAGCCGTGCTGACGGTTGCGCTACTAAAGGTAAAACCAAAGGTACGATGGTTGCAATGAACCGTGGTGGGAAAGCCTGCTAAGGAGTTATCATGATGGCTTCTAGAGGTATGGGCAATATCAGCCCTTCCAAAATGCCTAAAGGTAAAAAAGTTGTTCGCAAGGACAATCCCAATGACGTAGAGATGTACAAGAAAGGCGGTAAAGTAAATGCTGCTGGCAACTACACCAAGCCTGAGATGCGTAAACGGATTGTTTCTCAAGTAAAGTCGGCTGCTGTGCAAGGCACTGGCGCTGGGCAATGGTCAGCCAGAAAAAGTCAATTGGTAGCAAAAAGATATAAGGCTGCTGGCGGGAGCTACAAGTGAAGTGGACAGAAAAGCGCAAGGAGTCAATTAACTGTAAAAGCCCTAAAGGTTTTTCTGAGAAAGCTCATTGCGCTAGTAAAAAATTAGCAGGCGGTGGTTTAGCTGCACCGCAGCAATCTTTAAAATCTTGGGGCGACCAGAAATGGACAACCAAGTCAGGCAAGAAATCGTCTGAGACAGGTGAGCGGTATTTGCCCAAGAAAGCTATTGAGTCTCTTAGCCCTGCGGAGTACGCAGCTACAACGAAAGCAAAACGCGCGGGTAAGGCGGCAGGCAAGCAGTTTGTAGCCCAACCTAAAAAGATTGCTAAAAAGACTTCAGGGTTTAGATAATGACCACATCTGGTTTAAACGCATTTAATCTTGACCTCTCAGAATTGGTCGAAGAGGCATTTGAGAGATGCGGGTCAGAACTTCGTAGTGGTTATGACTTGCGCACAGCACGGCGCAGCCTGAACATCCTGACAATTGAGTGGGCAAACCGTGGCATTAACTTGTGGACAATTGAGCAGGGATCATTTCCTCTTGTTCAAGGGCAGATTGCATACCCAATACCGACAGATACAATTGATTTGCTTGACCAAGTAATTCGTACGGGGTCTGGGTCAACGCAAGTTGACATCAACATCTCTCGCATCTCTGAATCTACGTACGCAACAATTCCAACAAAGAATGCGCAGGGTCGTCCCATTCAGGTGTGGATCAACCGGCAATCAGGCAACACGAACGCTGTGTTCTCGACGTATTTAAATGTCAGCATTTCTGCTACCGACACGATTATTACCGTTGGCTCGACAGCAAACTTACCGTCGCAAGGGTATATCAAGATCGACAATGAAGTGATCTTGTACCAGAACGTTAGTGGCAACCAACTACTGAATTGCTTTCGCGGGCAGAACAACACTACCGCTGTTGCGCATTTAGCAACGGCTAAAATTTATCAAACGTTTTTGCCTAACGTAAACATCTGGCCTACTGCGAACGCACCGGGTAATCAGTATACGTTTGTGTATTGGCGGCTTCGTCGCTTGCAAGACGGTGGTAACGGTGTAAGTACGCAAGACATACCTTTCCGCTTTATTCCGTGCCTTGTGGCGGGCCTTGCGTACTATTTAAGTATCAAACTACCAAACATGGATATAAACCGCGTGATGGGCTTAAAAGCCGATTACGAGCAACAGTTTCAGTTAGCAGCAGACGAAGATCGTGAAAAAGCTCCATTACGGCTTGTGCCCCGAACGTTGTTTTATTGAGGTGAGTCATGCCCTCTAAATACGCGAGTGGTAAACACGCAATTGCTGAGTGTGACCGATGTGGTCAGCGGTACAAGTTAAAAGAGTTACGCAAGCAGGTTTTAAAAACGCATTTGTATAATGTCAAGGTTTGTCCTAGCTGTTGGGACCCAGATCAGCCTCAATTGCAATTGGGCATGTACCCGATAAATGATCCGCAAGCTGTGCATGAACCAAGACCAGATGTCAGTTATCAAGTGTCGGGCAACAGCGGTCTGCAGATTGGGCTGACTGGATCGACAAACGTAAAAGATTACGGGTACCCGCAAGGTGGTAGCAGGCAGTATCAATGGGGCTGGAATCCTGTAGGCATGGGTTACGATGGTGGTTTAACACCAAATAACTTGATTGGAAACGGATCGGTTGGTACAGTAACAATAGATATTTCTTAGGAGCCTATCATGGCATACACACAAAGCGCCGATGGCGTAGTAAGCAAGGGTAAAACTAAGGGTAAAAACCTTGGTAACAGCGGCCCAGTTAAAAGTCTTGAGGGCGGCGGCAAAAAATCTTCGGGTGTTACATCTGAAGCAATGAAAACACAGGGTCGTAACCTAGCCCGTGTTGCCAATCAGGGGTAATCATGGCTACGTACAGCAAAAAAATTATGGGTAAAGAAATTGGCGATGCGATGGTTTACGCAGAACCCCACACGCCAAACGGTAAGATGCTAAAGCCTGTAAAGATGACTGACCCGAACAAACAAAGCGCAGAAGAGACAACACCTTCTAGCGGTTCCAAACGAGTCAGCGCGGGTGACCCCGGACGTGATGACGTTAAGACAACTGGCATCGAAACTCGTGGCAATGGTTGCGCAACCAAGGGGCGTATAGCTCGTGGACCTATGTGCTAACTATGAACTACGCACAGCTTGTCACCGCGATTGAGAACTACACCGAAAGCTTTGAAGCGGTGTTTGTTGCCCAAATTCCTACGTTTGTTCAGCTTGCCGAAGAACGCATTTACAACTCTGTTCAGATTCCGGCTATTCGCCGTAACGTCATTGGCAACGTAACTACCGGTGACAAGTACCTATCTTTGCCAACAGACTATCTGGCAACTTTCTCTTTAGCGGTGGTGGATGGCAATGGCGAGCAACAGTTCCTATTGGATAAAGATGTTAACTTCATTCGTCAAGCGTATCCCAACCCTGCTGATTCAGGCTTGCCAAAGTATTATGGACAGTTTGCGCCGTATACGTTCATACTTGGTCCAACTCCTGACCAAAGCTATCAAGTAGAGCTGCACCAATACTACTACCCTGAGTCAATTGTGACTGCGGGTACATCGTGGGTTGGTGATAATTTTGAAACCGTCTTGTTGTATGGGTCGTTGCGCGAAGCGGTGATCTTTCAAAAAGGCGAACAGGATATGGTCGCTTACTACGAACAAAAATATCAAGAGTCGATGGCTCTGTTGAAAGAGTTGGGTGACGGTAAAGAGCGCCGCAGTGCATACCGTGATGGTCAACTTAAACTCCCGGTTCCGGGTCCAGTTAGATAATTTAGGAGCTTTTCATGGCAATTACGCAAAGCATGGCAACATCGTTCAAGGTTGAAATCCTTGACGGTATTCACAATTTTGGAGTTGGCGTTGTTCGTGCGTCAACTGCCGCCGATACATTTAAGATTGCTCTGTACACCTCAGCAGCTACGCTTGATGCAACAACCACTGTTTACACGACCTCTGGTGAAGTTGTTGGTACGGGGTACACCGCAGGTGGTAACACGTTGGCTGTGTCAGTTGTTCCTGTATCGTCAGGCACTACAGCTTACTTGTCGTTTACAAACAGCTCATGGTCAACAGCAACGATTACCGCTCGTGGCGCAATGATTTACAACAGCACACAGGGTAACAAGTGCGTGGCTGTGTTGGACTTTGGCGCTGACAAGGTATCGACTGCTGGTACGTTTACGATTGTGTTCCCAACTGCCGCAGCAGGCACAGCTATTATTCAGATTGCATAGGTGATCTAGATGGCGTTAGTTCTAGCGGATCGTGTCCAAGAAACAAGTGCTACGACAGGCACGGGTACACTCACGCTTGCTGGTGCTGTATTAGGCTATCAGACATTTGCTGCTGGCATTGGCTCGGGCAACACTTGCTACTACACAATCACTAACGCTGCTGGTTCATGGGAAGTTGGGATTGGCACAGTAGGCACTGGTAC